CGTGGGTTAAGGAGGGCAAGAACGGCAAGTTTTTTAGCGGCAAGATGTCGGAGCCATTACCACCACGCACACAAGACGATGATTCACAAGGCACAGGTGATTAGCCGTTCTAATGATTGAGTATCTACCGAAACAAAAAGAAGCATTACGTGTGCTGGGTAACTCACACCCGGCACGTGTAGTGCTTTTTGGTGGCGCAGCAGGTGGATCAAAAAGTTTTATCGGTTGTGCATGGCAGATAAGCCGAAGGTTCAAGTATCCGGGCACACGTGGTTTAATTGGTCGAAGCAAACTAGACACGCTAAAGAAGACCACGCTCAAAACATTTTTTGAAGTAGCTGGTATGTTAGGACTTGCACCTAATGAACACTACACAATGAATAACCAAACCAATATCATTACGTTCAGTAATGGTAGCGAGATTATTTTAAAAGACTTATTTGCCTATCCATCAGATGCGGAGTTCCATTCACTAGGCGGGTTAGAACTTACAGATGCCTACGTAGACGAGTCTGCGCAGGTTAGCAAGCGTGCAATAGACATCCTGCAATCACGTATCCGATATAAGCTCAATCAATATGACCTTAAACCAAAGATGCTGCTCACATGCAATCCATCAAAAGGATGGTTGTACAACGAATTCTATTCTCCCTTTAAGACGGAAAGCTTACCGCAACATCTTGCGTTCATTCAATCATTGCCAAATGACAATCCGCATCTTCCCGAATCGTACATTGAAACGTTGCGCATGCTGCCTGAAGTGGACAGAAGACGTTTACTTGATGGAGATTGGGAGTATGATGAATCCATAGATAACCTTTACCAGTACGATGACCTTGTGCGCTGCTTCCGCGATGAAGAAAGCAAAGGGGATAAGTACATCAGTGCGGATATAGCGCGACTAGGAAAGGATAGAACTGTCATTTGCGTATGGCATGGGCTTCACCTAATCGAAATACACGAACTGCGAAAGCAACCTATAACGACAGTAGTCACTACCATTCGCCAGCTATGCGACAGGCACGCAATTAAACTAAGCAATGTTATCGTGGATGAAGATGGGGTTGGCGGAGGATGCTGCGATATGCTTCGTTGCCGAGGCTTCCTTAATGGTGGGCGTGCCAAACAGCCTGATAAGTTTACCAATCAAAAAGCAGAATGTTATTTCAAGCTGGCAGAACTGATAGAGCAGAACAAAGTAGTATTTAAAACAGCATCATTCCGGGATGTGATCGTGCAAGAACTGGACATGATCCGCAGGCGAACACCTGAAGCCGATGGAAAGCTTGCAGTCATAAGCAAAGATGAAATAGCACGCATGCATGGTAAGTCTCCAGACTATGCAGATGCCATAATGATGCGTATGTACTTTGAATTATTCCCGAACTACGGCAGCTATTCGTGGGCGTAGCGTACCCTTAAAGGTATATTCGAAGGTAGTTATTTCACTTTTGTACCTTTCATGGTATAAATCGGAATTGAAATTTTAACAAATTTTAACAGTTATTTTCTTGCGCGTGTAAAAAGTTACACTACATTTGTCAGGTCAAACAACAACAAAAACTTTTTTTTCCTATGAAAACTTCTCTCACTTATGCAATCGCTAACAAGGTAGTTGGCTTTGCTACTTCTTCAATCCGCGTACAAGTTGTGCGTCACATGTCAGCTTCACAAGTTGAAGTATTGACAGCAGATTTATGTGATGCTGGAACGTGGTTAGTTCTTAATCCAAATCAGCTAACTGATTTGCATTCATAATGCCAACAGGGGCGCGACTGTAACGCGCAATCTTTAAACTTAAAAAACAACAAAACATGAAAACAGCATCTAAAATCCTTCGCTACATTTTAGCAGCCATCATTCTTTACGCAGTGCTTAGCTACTGCCAAGAAATCAATGATTGTTTAATGAAATACTAATCAAATCAATAACAACATGAATTTTCACAAAGACAACTTAGAAGCCCTGCAGAAGTTCCAGCAGATGCTGAACGCAGAACCTGATCAAGCAGGTATCGAATCCACACCGGATAAGAAAGCACGCACGCTGGTTATAAGCCACGTTGAAACCACACTAGATGAACTGTTCTTTGGTCACTGGCGAACTGAAAACTTTAAGTGGGCAGTATTAGCCAATGAAGTACAGGCATCCATTGACCTGGTAGTTATCCATCCGATAAGTGGTTATGAGATTCGCAGGGTAGGCGCAGCTTCAGTTATCATTATGGTAGATCGCGTGCCTGATGGCGTGACCGGAACGGAACGCAATAGATGGGCATTAAACCCCGATAACAAAAAAGCTAACGCTATGGACTTGGCATTTGGTAAACTCAAAGCAGAGTGCCTTAAAAACGCTGCGCTGTCATTAGGCAAAGTATTCGGGCGTGACATTAATCGCGTGAATAAAGACACCTACAAGCCGTTCAAGTTAAAAGGTGCATTGGGCAGAGGGCATGAACAGGATGTAGCGTATGTGCGCGAACTAATCCAGCAGGCAACCGACCTAACACAGCTGCACAAAATCTTCAAAGCATGCAGTCCTGAAGTCTTAGCTGAAGTGGCTGATGAACTGAATGCGAAGAAGGATCAGTACGGCATCGAATAAATGTTAAAATTTAAGGTATATTGTAAAGCACATGGGGACAATATGTCCCTATGTACTATTTTTACACCATCAATCAATAACAACATGAACAACACACTATTTAGAGCATCGCAGCTTGGTAAGCTAATGACCGATGCACGCACGAAATCAGGTTTATCCGAAACAACAAAGAGCGCACTACTGGAAGTCTATGTGCAGCAGAAGTACAATCGCTACAAAGAGATTAGCAACAAGTACATTGAGAAAGGTATAGCTGTTGAGAATGATGCCATTGACATGTGGCGCAGGCATCGTAACGAAATCGTATTTAAGAATGAAGAAATGTTTGCTAATGACTTCATCAAAGGCACGCCCGATTTGCTTATCAAAGACGATGAAACAGGATTAGTAGTGAACGTGCCGGATATCAAATCTTCATGGGATATACACACCTTCATGGATGCTAAGACCAGCGACATCAGCAAAGACTACTATTGGCAAGGGCAGGCATACTGCTGGCTAACAGGCGCACCAAAAGCTACCTTCTGCTTTGTCCTAGTTAGCGCACCTATTGAAATGATTAACGACGAGAAGTACAGACTATCGCGCAGACTTAACCTGATAGATCCGCAAGGTGATCCTGTATTCTTAAAGAAGGCAAAGAGCATCGAACGTAATATGATATATGATATGCCACGCTTTATGCGTGAATACCCGGATGCTAACCTTGAAACACCACAGGACGAATGGGCATTTGACATTCCCATCGCTGAACGCATCCACGAAAAGGTTGTGGAGTTTGATAGTGAAGCTATCGCAAAGCTTCAGGAGCGTGTGCCTATGTGGCGTGAATACCTTAATACTTTAGGACTATGAGAAGAGAAATTAGAATACTGATTTACTTAATTGCCTCTGCAGTAGTTGCATATTTATGCGCTTACTTTATCACATTAGAAAGTGACATAACTAAGTGGTCAAATAGCGGTAGAATGAGTTTGCTCATGATATGGGGCATACTAAACATTGGTTTAATTATAAAAGAATTCTTAGGATATCCCGGAGGTTGCGATGAGTAAACTAACAGCGGTTGAATGGCTTATGAAAAAAATGCCAATTGAGATTTTGCTTGAATGTCATGAAGAATTTTATAAAGCAATCATCATGGAGCGTGAGCAGATTAAGGCTGCATTACCATCGAAGGACGATGCTGTTAATGTTGGATTTAGAAAAGCTATAAATGCAGACTATAACCTTAGAAAGGTGTGTAAAGATTCAGACGACGATTTATATTATAGTGGTTGGATGGATTGTTACGATTGGCTAAACCAAACATACAAAGGAGGTGAGCAATGACAACAATACTTGGAATTATAGGATTTGTGGTGATATGGATAGCAGTTGCCAATTTCTTAAATAACTTAATCAAAAAGATAGGAGGTAAGCAATGAACGCACTCTGCACAATTATCATTTGGTGTGGCATGCATTACGCAACGCCTGACTGGATGGAGAAACAAATACCTGCATGGATGTGGTCACGCTATGAAATATATTTGGTTGACTATAATACCAAACTATCCAGCATCGGAAACTTTAACCCAAAGACTACCGCACTAATTGGTTTTAGTGCTGGTGGTTTGGATGTGCTGCGTAACTATTCGCAAGATTATGCACTAGTTGTTTTGCTTGATCCATCCACTAAACTTCACTATGTAAAAACTAACTATGGCAATAACACATATATGTTTTACAACGAAGCCAACTGGGGAAGAACTAACCGAAGCATGGTAGAAGTAGCTGACCGCATAAATGCCACAGGTGGGAAAGCCGAAAGCATAAACCTACAGCATAAACAAATACCCGGTTATTTTTTTAGCATATTCCAATCCGATGACAACTGAACAACTTAAAGACCACGTGCGCAATAGCATGCAGCACTACTACAACAAAGAACAGGTTATAGAACTAATCAATAAACTAAAAGATGAAAGCAAAAGAAAAGGCATGGCAACTGTACTCGAACTATTTTGATATAGTCGAAGCTGGTGATCAGCATGGAGATTTAGCACTAATGCACATGCGTGCTATTAATGCTGCGCTGTATTGCGTAGATGAAGCACTACTAAACGCACCTGATGACATTGTAAATGACTTTGATGGAACAGGTGAATTCTACAGCGTCAAAGCATACTACCACCATGTTAAAAACGAAATACTAAAAATGAATGGGAGCAAAGAAGATGCGCTCAATAGACGAGCTGAGATTAGAGCGAACTAACCTACTGCAGATGTTTGTCACAGCTAAGACTACCTACGTTAAAAATAACCTGCAGCACAAAATCAAATCAGTGAATAAAGAACTATTCACATTAACCAAAGAAGTAAAATATCTATGAGTGAGAAAAAAGAAACGGCAATGCGTAGACTAAGCAAAGCACTACGGAAAAGGTTTCAAGGTTCATCCGTAAACATATCATGGATAGAACTGGATGCCTTTATGATGAAAGCGCAAACATGGGAAATGGAAAACATACTTAATTCCTACAACGAAGGATACACTGATTGTAAAGCAGGACTACCAAACAAAGCACAAAATGAAAGCAACACTAACCTTTGACCTTAAAGAAGACCAGCACACATTCGACTGCATGATGAGTGCGATTGATATGCATAGCATATTGCTTGAAATGCAGGAACACCTTCGCACATTAGAGAAGTACCAAACACTTACTGATGATCAATATAAGTTGGTTGGAGAACTGCGTGAATGGTTGAATACTGAAATCAACACACAGGGACTATCTCATTTATTGTGATACTTATCTCTCATTTATTGTGATACTTTCCGATAGCCCTGCTTCCAAAGAAACCTGCCCAATGCTTCGCCTTCAGCATCCACCTTTTCTTCGCTCCATTCCGGCTGAATGTGATGCAAGTATTCATGCACCAAAACAATCAGATAGCGCATAGGTGGCAACGTTGGATCTATCTCTATCAGGTTATCACAATACAAGCCATCTGCACGCTCCCTGCCTAACCTGCGATGAATAACTTTTGGATGTGGCTTGCGTTTCATATTATCTTTGTAGCAGTTAGTGTGTAACTCTGCTAATTTGTTTTTGTTATTGATCAACTAGCCCCTGCAACGGTAGGGGCTTTTTGATTATCGAATCTTACCATTGACAATTCGGTAGTTACTTACTTCGAATTCGCCTGTATCTAATACTTTGACATGCGCAAAACCATGATGGTGCTTGTTGATGGGCATGTAATCGGGATGCAACTCACACAAACATGCCACACTCCAGCACGTTGTTATCTTACCATTGATGTTTGGTTCTGTATGTTCGCTTGCCTGGTGGTGATGCCCACACAATGCACTGTCTTTTGCACGCAAGAATAGACCACGTGCGATGTTAACAGGACTAAATACCGATGCGCCTAGCTCGTGACCATGCAAAATAGTAAGCTTACCTGCATGAATAATCTGCTTATCAGGAATAAACGTGATGTTTAACTTATCTAGATGCATCAATGATTCAAAATTGAATTCATCCATGCCTAATAAATCAGGTGCATTACGCATGATATAATGGTCATAGCGCACATCATGGTTACCACACTTGTAATAGATAGCAGCATGCGGAAACAACTTGCGCAAAGTCGCTAAGAATTGGCGTGTCATTAGCACTTCATGTCCAAAATTGCGCTTTCTTGGGTCCTTTTCGAAACGGCTAATAGCATAGAAGTCTATGATGTCACCATTCAGCAGAATAGTATTGACATCATTATCAAGTCCATACTTCAATGCCAGTGTTAATGCCTGTATGTTATGATACGGCACGTGGATATCCGATAGCAGTAGTATGTTGTTGTGATTTATAGGAAGCTTGAAGGGTTTGTAGTTTGCTTCCTGTGAAGGTGGCAGATCAAGTGGATTTGCTTCTTCAGGAATCAACTCATTCATCATGTTGGTGAAGTCACCTAAATGATTGTCTAGCTTTTGCAGTTGGCTTACTGGCTTTGCTTTACTTTTTTCTTTATTATCTAACCACCTACGATAGGTTTTATCTAATGAATCGACGGTAATATCAAGACCATACTTTTTGATTAGTTCGCGAATACGTGGTATAACTTTACCTGTCCCATCATGTAATTCACGATGTAGCTTTTCACGATCTAATGTTTGCATAGGCGTTATTTTGTACCCCTGATAAACCCGGCTAACTCCGCAAGATTATTGCTAATGGTTAAGTTCTGCGAAGCAATTACATCAATCTTCTTTTCAAGTTTATCAATGGCTTTGTTTTGTTCTTCTTTCATGATGTTCAACTTATCATTGAATTCTTCTTTGGTGTCTTTAATCGATTCGGCTAGCATTGTTACTTCTCTTTTGTGATAAGATTCCACAGTCTTCAGTGATGCAGAAACTTTCACCACATCCCTTTTCAATGCATAGTACAATCCAGTAAGCGATACCGCACCACCAATAATTGTTATTAAATCTCTAGGCTGAAACTCCATAGCTATAGTATTGCAAAATATATAGTAGAAAAAGTGAGTCCTGTGATACCTAATGTTAGTGCTGTGTTGGAAATTATTAACCGTCTGTTCCTTTTCTTCAACTGACCTATCTCATTGTCTTTCTCAGCAGCAATAGCTTTTTCAATGCTTTGTTTATTGGCGTAGATTTCAGCTAATGTTTCATAACTCGTTGCCTGAATGCCTGTAATCTTGCCGTAGTATGTAACCTTTAACCTTTCAAGCTGGTATAAACTGTCTATTTCTTGCGCAGTTTGATACCAATACAACATGCTATTGTAGTTGAGACTGAAAAGCTGCTGATCGTAGGTTGTAAGTTCGGGTGTAAAATCCTGCTTTAAGTAAGCTGTCCGATTTTTTGAGTGTTGTGCGGAACTGATTAGTGGCATTAGCAGGAGAAGCAGAAAGAATGTTATAGGTTTCATTGCGATAAATTTCATTGGTAATTTCTTGGCGTTGAACGATGGTATCCTGATGCACCTGAAGACTGTCGATTTTTAAGAATAGGCTATCAGTTTTGGCGTTATTTGCTTCAATGATTTTGTACAACGAATCATTGACATCCTGTAACCTTTTTACTGCAGGATTTGTTACAGGTCGGTTACATGTACGCACGCTGAATATCACTGCCAGCGCGATAATTGCAACAGCCAATCCGATTGCTAGCTTTGTCATTTTCCCCATCGCGTAATGTGTAGATTTTTAGTTAATGGTCGAATCTTGTAATACACTCCATCACGTGAACGTGAATCGCGCATGCCCTGATCATTTGTATTGCCTTCAATAGTACGCACCGAATACTTACCTATTCTGTCCACTATGCCAGTGTGACCGATTCCCTTGAATCTTTTGTTCTTGAACTGGGCATAGCTTAGTGTCATTATCAGCACATCCTTATCACTATAAGACTGTACAAACTTGCCATCGGTATAGATCACATCACGCCTATTGTACGCAGTAGGCGACCACCCTGTAATGTTATTAGGCACACCACATTCGTTAAGCATTGCCATGACAAAGAAAGAACACCATGCGTAACCGGGCAACCAACCTTCCTGTCGCATAAGTACCTGCAATGCTCTATCATTAAACCCCTGATTGTTTCCACCCTTCTCCTTTACGCCAACAAAAGCTGCAGCCGTAGTTCTTACGCAGTAGCCGTCATCAGCATGCGAAGTGTAAACAGGAACGAAGCAAAGAAGAAAGCATACAACACAAGATATAACACAACCTTTTGCCATGTGTTTAAATTATTTATTTCATTCTTTATTTCACGATTGTAAACGGCACGTTGTAATGCCCGAAAATTGAAGCGAATACCTAAGAAGGTAACAAAGTTGGCAAACACCATAACAAGTGAAGCCAGCACGATGTATTGCACGTATTCGGTAGATATCAATGCATCGCCAAAGTATTCTGCGCTGAGTGAACCTACGATAGCAAAGAATAAAAACGCAGCCGGAATAGACCACAATCCATCTAACAACTGTAAATGATACTTAATAAATTTAATTAGTGTATTCATATAAATGGTTCTTTAGTCATTGTGTCTAAATACAACTGTGATCCATTGGTTTCATTTTTACCCTGCGCTGGTAGAAACTCATAGTCGAATACCAGTCTGCTATTAGGTGGGTATGTTAGCGTATTAGTCAACGCATCGTAAGCTACTGATGTACCACGTTGCAGGTTTAAGCTAATGTCTGCATTCGATGGCATTGTTTTATCCCAAGCCGTTCCAAAAACATTTGTGCCAGTCTTAGTAAACTGGTCATTATATAGCTTCCATCTGCACACAAAGTCTGGTAATAGCTTGCCATAGGAACTAATCAATGTGGTATACATGATATTGCGACTAAGCATGCCATTGATATAAGCTTCACCTTTTACAATCTCATCACCAATAACTACTATATCACTTGCTATGTTTAGGCAATGTGTTTCATGACTCTTGAATTCAACATGCCATGTAGTACCAAATGCTTCTGCTAATTGACGATCAGTGAATCCTGTTTTTTTCTTTAATTCAGCAATGGTGTATTTTGGATAAGACTTACTGAATCGCGTAGGATTAGGTGTGCTGGTTGTTTTTATATAAGTCTTGCGCAATAGTGATCGCCATGTGATATTTTCATCGTGTGGATAGTACACCCCGAAGTAGCTGTTAAAACCTTGCTCATAGTAAAAGTTATAGTCGTACCCGGTAGCAGTTGGCACAATACTAACTTCAGTCCATCCAACCCAGCTGTTTTGTGTTTCGTTTATTACGATTTCTTGAAATGGTCGGTAGAAGATAAACCCAGTGCTATCCATTTTGACTATATCCATTCCTGATGAATGCACATGTGCAGCAGCAAGGTTTAATGGATATGCCCCAAATAGTGATTCCGCTGATTCAATCACATAACTGTAAGTAATAGTTGGTTCAAACTTGCCTGTAGTGTTATTTTTTACCATCTTGGTATAATCCATTAGGCAATTTTCCACCAGCGTTTTTGTGGTGCGCTTGTTTATCTGCCCATTGATTGCCCCTAATTCAGTAGGCAAGTTGAGCAATCGCAAGGCAGTCTGTAGATTCTGCATTACTTTTTAATTTTATCGGTTTCCTTCGATGTATTGGCGCGTAGTTTTAGCGAAAGCTCACGCTCATACTTGCGTAAACGTTCAGTGTATTCTTGCTTCAGTGTTTTTTTATCACTCATGGTATACGGTTAATGATGTTACGTGAGTAAGTAGGGCGAAAGCTTGTAGCAGTATTGCCTGTGCTGAACTGATAATTCAGCGTATTTGTGACATCAGTACGTGGTGAGCGATCAGGATACTGCGCAGTTGAGTATTCAGGAAACAAACTGCTGTTAGCACACAAGTAATCGACTAGCAAAGTGGTGTAGTGTTCTGCATTTTGGCGTGCCCGGTCTATCATATCCTTCATGACCACATCCGATACAGGCACAGTGTCTTCACTTTGACGCTGGACTAGCGTGCCATTGTCCATGCGATAGCAAAGATTAGGCGTTACATCCACCATCACCCACCAAAGCAACATCTTTTGGATGTAATCTTCTAATAGTATCTCGTAGTTACCGCTAATCGTACCACCAGCCACATCTGCTTTTATCTTATTCAGCAAGTCAGTTCCCAAAAAGGGAAGTAACCATTTGTCCTGTGCCAAATAGATGGATGGATAAAGCAAGTTAGGATCTAAACTGCCATTGACAGTCGTGTACTTCTTGACGTAGTTTTCTGATATTAGTAATACTTCAGCCATAGTTGTAATTATTGATTGCCGTAAATAGGATTAGTTGGTAAGAAGCCGTTATATGGCATGTCTTCAGGAAGCTTTGCGACTAAAGAGTTGTTGCGCACTTTATAGCCCATGCGTTCAGCCATGCTCACTGCTATTCGTGATGCATCAGGATCATTCGGGTTAATCTTTGCACCGCTTGCATCTACATACACACGTTTTTCCCAAAAGTGTTTGCAGTTACCACCGCCTTTGTAAAACCAAATGTCATAGGTATCTATACCATTAGGTCCCCATCCTGGATTCACTGCTACATTCTCCATCGAAACTATATCTTCTTTGCGATATAGCTTGCCTGCTTCTATCATTTTCTTACAGAATGGGCGCATATCAGGATGGCTAAAGCTACCTGCGTAAACGTAACGAGTAATAAAGTACTTGCCATCGATAATAGCATCTTGCTCACTCTTAGCAGCTGGTCTAGCAGCACCCGTACGAACCGCAAACTCATGTTCAATTTCTTCATCTGCGTTGTAGCTGTCTATCAATATCCAATCCTCACTTGCATCTTCGCCTAATGCGATAAGCGCATCACCTGCTGTGCTGTCATCTACTTTTTTTTTTTCGAAAGCGGATTGTATCACTTCCGTAGGTTGCAAACTACCCGGCATTACATCCGCGAAGATTGCATCGATAGTAGCAGATGGTAATGTTGGGAAGGCTGTCTGTACGATTGCCTTTGCGCTGGTCATAGGAATAGCACCTGCAACGCTTTGCATTACTATATCCATGAGTGATTTGATTTGTGCACTATCAAAGGCAGTCGCAGCTACATCCTTACTTCCACCTGTTGCATCCACAACTGCTTCCGCCTGCTCAACTGCAAGTGGTGTGTTCGGCACAATTTCAAAGTTTACACCTGGCAACTGATTGCTCAACAATTCTTCGATGCTAGTGTTTATCTTTTCCTGATATGGCTGTATCACTTGCTTGTTGAATATCTCTAAACCTGTAGCCATTTCATCTTTATTGCTACCGAAGCCCGATGTTTCGCGAATACCGAAAAGCAGTGGCGTAGTAACGCGATGCGCAGTAATTATCTTTTGTGTTGCAGTAGTATCCATTAACTGATACTGCTTATCTGCATCATTAACCGGGAATGGTGTGATTTCAGTCTTAGGTTGATCACGCTCGTTAAAGAACATAACCACTTTTCCTGCGTTGCGAGCACCACTCATTTTGTTTTCCCAATCCATCATCATCTGCTGCTTCTGTTCAGGTGTTGCCTGTCCATTGTAGAAATTAATAATGGTAGAAGGGAAAAGTCCGTTTGATATTTGGTTGATGTGGAATATCGAAATCTGCTTGTCTAACTCGATGTAGTTAATCGCACTCCAGTAATCAGGGCGTGGATATACATCGCTGCCTGTGTAAGTAAAACACCAATAGATTTGACGTGGCTCTTGCTCACGTGTCAAATAGTTGTATTTGGGTATGAATTCGGGTGTATTCTTTTTCTTGCGTGTATTAGACCAGTCGTAGCTGTGGAAGATTCCTATTTCAGTATCGTCATCTTGATTCACTGCAATACGGCATTCCTCAAATGGTATAGCGTTTAGCTTCGATATAACTGTCCTATCATTACTCCAAATCACTTCAATGTAAAAACCACCAAATAGTTTCAAGTCATGCGCACATGCATACGTCAAAG